TGAACAAAAAAATCGTAATGGCCGTATCTATAATCTTATGGAGATGGTCGAAGATGTTACCAGATATGGTAAAGAGATGATTCAAGAGAGACGTTCGATAGGTGAACTCAATCATCCCTCTTGTTGTTTACCAAGTGCTTCTATTATTACAGAAACTGGGTTTAAAAAAATTACTGATGTTGAAGTTGGTGAAAAGATAATAACATTAAATCCAGAGAATAAAAATATTGAAGTTCATCCAGTTATACGGAAGATAGATGAACACTATACAGGAAAGATGTTAAAATTTAAGGGACGCAATATTGAATTGACTGTAACTCCAAATCATAAAATTCCTACCTATGATAGAAATGGTAAATATAAATTGGTTGAAGCGTTGGAAATTTTTAATAATAGAAAATTATATAATAAGCATTATATTCCAAAAAATTGTGAAAATTTTAATGGTGATGATTCTGAATATATAATTATACCTAAAGTTGAGGTAAAATATCCAAAAATATTTAAAAATGATCCTACTGTTGACTTAAAAATAAAAACTGAAGTATTTGTTAAATACTTGGGATTTTGGTTGGCAGAGGGTTGGTGCAAACAAGATGCTGGTTCATACGTTGTTTCAGTGTGTCAAAATGCTGGTGCTGTTGTTAATGAATTTGAAAATGATGTAATTATCAATTTTCCAAAAGACTTAAATATTAAGAAAAGAATTATTAAGCGTGAAAATTGTGATCATGTAATTTTTGATATAACAGATATTAGATTGTGCAATTATTTAAGCGCTTTAGGAAAATGCTATGATAAATTTATACCAGTAGAAATAAAAAAATTATCGTCAAAATTTTTAGAAGAATTGCTTTATTGGTATAATTTGGGTGATGGTAGAAATCAAGAAACGTATGGTGGATATACTGTTAATAATAATTTCACAACATCGGAAAAATTAATAAATGATTTATGCGAAATTCAATTAAAATGCGGTAATGGTGGAAACATTTCCACAATTATAACGGAAGCGGATTATGAGTTTGCTGGGAGAATTATTAAAGCTGAAAATAAAGTACCATTATATCAATTACATAAATCAACTAGTAAAGGAATTTATTTAGATGATAGATTTCTTAAAATAGAGGAGATTGACTATGAAGGTAGAGTTTATTGTGTAGAAGTTGAAAATAATAATTTTTATGTAGAGGAGAACGGAAAATGTTGTTGGACTGGAAATTCTGTTGAGGTTGATCCTGAACGTGCTTGTCATATGATAACCGAGTTTAAGCAAGATGGTAATATATTTGTTGGTAAGTCAAAAATCCTATCCACTCCAATAGGTCAGATTGTTAGGAATTTAATTTTAGATGGTGTAAAGCTTGGCGTTTCGAGCAGAGCACTTGGAAAATTGATTCAAGAAACTGGTGCAAATTCTGTAAAAGGTTTTCGTTTAATCTGCTGTGATGTTGTTCATGATCCATCTGTATCAACGGCGTTTGTTGATGGTATTCTTGAATCTAAGCAATTCATTTTAGAAAGTAATGGAAGCATTGTTGAGTGTTATAATACGTTTGAACGTCAATTAGAAACATTCCCAAAACATGAAAAAGATGAATATATTAAAAAAATTGTTGGTGAATTTATCAATTCTTTACCTAAAAAGAATAAATAATTAAAATACGGAGTAATATGAAAACTAAAAAAGAGAAAATTTTGTTGGAGTTTGTGCAAAATATGATGAATGAAGATTTATCATCGGCTAGAACAAATTTGAAAGATGCTGTTTATGCCAATGTGAAAGAACGAGTTCAGAAGTTTAAAAAGGAGAATAGTTAATGAATATTAAAGATGTGTTAGACCAGATGGGAAAAGATGTTCTTTCAGACGAATCTAAAACTATGTTGAGTGAATCGTTTACAGAGGCCGTTGAAAAGTCTGTTGAAGATAAAGTCAAATTAGCGGTTGAGAGTGCGTTGGTTGATCAAGATGTGTTACATGCAGAAAAACTTGAAAATTTGTTGGAGCGTGTTGATGAAGATCATTCAAGTAAATTGAAAATGGTTCTTGAAAAGATTGATGCTGATCATAAAGGCAAACTTATTAATATCGTTGAACACTATAAGGGTGTTATCAGCGAAGACGCTAAAGAGTTCAAAGATAAGTTAGTTAAAAATATGTCTCTATTCATGGAAACATATTTGGATGACATGATTCCTGCTGACGTTATTCAAGAAGCTGTTGAAAATACAAAAGCTCGTAGAATCTTGGAACAAGTTAAAGAGTTGGTTGCTATTAATGATGATTATGTTACCGATGTTGTTCAGGAAGCTATTCAGGATGGCAAGGCAACCATTGATACTTTGAAATCTGAATTAGGTGAAATTATCAAAGAAAATATGAAACTTACTCAAGATAAGAAATTTGTAGAAGCGTCTTTGCTTTTGGAAAATAAGTCTTCAAACTTTTCAAACGGAAAACAAGATTTTGTTAAGAAAACGTTGAAAGGCAAAGACCTTGATTATATCGAAGAAAACTTTGATTATGTTTCTAACATGTATGATAAAAAATTAGATGAAGACGTTGAAGAAGAGAAGAATAACACTTCTTCAAAAATCATTACAGAAAAAATTGATACCCCTTCAAAAGTGATTGAAGAAGGTGTTGATTCTGATGATAGCGTTGGTAGCTATTTGGAATTTATGCAAAAACAAGACAAGAATTAATAAATATTAGTAAATATTTTTATTAAAGGAGAAATAAACAATGAATACACAAGTAAATCCTGGTGCCGCTTATATCGATGAACGTAAAGCGGATGTATTACTAGAAAAATGGGACAAGATTCTTAGTTACGAATCTGATACGGTAAGAGCTATCACAGATAAGCATACTCGTATGAATACAGCATTGCTGTTGGAAAACCAAGAACGTTACTGCTTGAAAGAAGCTAATGTTGCTGGTGGTGGCGGTAGCATGTTTGATTATAGTGGTGGTAGTTCTATGGGCACCGCTGGTGGTTCTGTTGGTAACAATGACTTTTATGCTTCGGGTGATGCTCGTTTGCCAAAAGTATTGATTCCTATGATTCGCCGTACTTTCCCTGAATTGATTACTAACGAAATCGTTGGTGTTCAGCCTATGAGTGGGCCTGTTGGTTTGGCTTTTGCTCTTCGTTACAAGTATGATGGCACTAATCTTGATTATCAAGACCCTAGCCGCAACACATACGATGCAACTGGTTTGAAACAGTTCAAAGGACAGCCACAGGAAGATGCTAATGGCAAAGAAATGGGCTATAACTACTTGAACACTGCTTATACTGGAACAAGTTCCGAAGCATTGTCTGGAAGTAGCGCGGCTGGTTTTGAATTTGCCCCAGAAGACCGTGGTGTTGCTGAATGGTTGGCAAACTATGAAATGACAGGTCAGATTCCTCAAATGACTATTGACTTTGAGAAAACTGCTGTTGAAGCTGGTACTCGTAGACTTGGTGCTCGCTGGTCTGTAGAACTTGAGCAAGACCTTAAAAACATGAACGGTATTGATATCGATAATGAATTGACTAACGCTATGAGTTATGAAATTCAGGCCGAAATTGACCGTGAAATGGTTATGCGCATGGTTCAAATCGCTCTTAACGCTGGTTATCAAAAGGGTTGGTCTACATGGTCTGCTCCTTCTGCTGACGCTCGTTGGTTGGGTGAACGTACACGTGACTTCTACCAGCGCATTCTTATTGAATCCGCTCGTATTGCAGTTCGTAACCGTCGTGGTGCGGCTAACTTTATTATCGCTACACCTACAGTGTGTTCGATGATGGAAATGTTGCCTGAATTCAAATTCATGCCTGTTAACAGTACTGTTAGCACACAACAAGTTGGTATCTCTAAGGTTGGTCAGCTTTCTGGTCGTTTCACGGTATACCGTGACACTCGTACAGAAACACAACAGCCATGGAATCGTAACTTACACGCTGGTGCTCGTATTGGGTATGCGTTGCTTGGTTACAAAGGTTCTGAGTATTACGATACTGGTATTGTATACTGTCCTTACATCCCTGTGATGGTTCAGCGTACTATCGGGCCAAATGATTTCAGTCCTCGTACTGGATTGTTAACTCGTTACGGTGTTGTTGATCATTTGTTTGGTGCTGAATTATACTACCATGTTATCCTTATCAAGGGTCTTGGTGATGATAATGCGTTCTCGGCAAGTGGCGGTCACGTGTATCTGTAATGCGTATGTTTATGTGACATTAAGAGTGCACAAATCGTGCACTCTTTTTTCAACATATTACTAATATGTGTGCGAGTTAGATAAATAGTTAAAAGTACTTATAAGGAGAACAAAATGAATGAATATAATAATATTACAGAATTGGCAGAAGGTGTTGGTGGTAACACTACAGTAGTTGAAGCCTCTGCATCAGGTCTTGGTGGATACGCATTTTATGGTGCAGGAACATACGATCCAGAAGTTACTGGTAATGAATGTTTTGGTATCATGGTTTCATCTGATGGCGTACCTTTCGTCATTAAAGATGATGTTGCGACAGAAATTACAACTGCGTAATCATACTTGAATAATTATTAATTGGGCTATAATTTATTTTATAGCCCTTTTTTATTTTGGAGGCTTAAAAATGGAAAACAAATTATTGAGAGTTATTTCTGATATTTCATCTGTTGGATTTTATACAGAGTATCAAATGCACAAAGCAAAAAAGGCACATGTTAAAAAATATTCTGAGTGTGCAATATGTGGAAATAGAAAGTATTTAGAAGTTCATCATATAAAACCCGTCCATGTATACCCGCATCTGGCCTGTTCTGAGACAAATTTTATAACATTGTGTGATCCTAAGAATAATGGGTGTCATAGGCATTTAGGACATTATTCAAATTTTAGGTCTAAGTATAATACACATATCAGAGAATTATCATACGTGTGTAGGACTATGTTAGAAAATGGTGGGGATGAGCGGGAGTTCTTGATGACTAGTGAGCAAATGCTTGAACATTATTGCAACATGCTCAATGAATCACCTGTAGAGTTTTTAAAGAGGTGTAAGAGCTTTTAATTTGCTGTGACGTCTATTGCGTCTGATCGGTCTGGATTGTTGAACAGCTTTTCCATTATCTCTTCTCTTGACGCAATTATGACATTGTTTGTTACATTTTTGGGTGCATCATCTTTTGGTGCACTCAATTCTTTTAATTTTAATGAATTTTTATCTTTTTTGTTCTGTATAGAAATTTTTGCTATATTAGCTATAGCTGATGATGCCGAATTTATAAGTTTGGAATATGAATCCATTTCCTCTGCATCACATCCTGAATGTATTCTTTTCCTATAATGTTTTAATGAATCCATTGTAGTGTCTATTAGTTCTGCTGATTTGGCCAAAAGATATTTATCTAAGTCTTCCTCTGATAATTCCGTTGGGTTTACATCAGTAATACAACCACCCATCATGTCCTCCAATTGTGGCTTGAATGGGGTGTTTAATTCGTCTAATAGTGAGTCTGTTCCGCTTATGTGTTCATCATTCATATAATTATTTATTTTATATTGTTGAAATAAAAGCTTGATTATTAAATATTTTTTGATAACATGGGGACTACATGAAAAACTATATGGATTTTAACATTGATGAATTTAATTTTAGTGAGAGTGATATGGACTCTTTGGCAAGTATTGGATTATCATATTTAATCAATGATAAATTGTTCTTGATTAACTATGCGATTGTGTCTATAATTGAAAACCATATAAAAGAAATGGGATATGTTCCAGAAAAAAAAGGATGAGAGTAGTTATGAATATTACAGTTATGGGAAAACAATATATTGTACCACAAGGAAAAATTGCGGAATTAGTTGCATGGTTGAATGCAAATGCAGTGACGCCGACCACACAACCAAACCAAGTTAATGAGATTGCACAAAATTCAAAGAATAATACTGGTGGCAATCAATTGATTATGGAAAACCACTAATACACGGGGGTATATATGAATAATATTTGGGTATACAAATATAGACCAAAATCATTGGATGATATTGTATTGTCTGATGATGTTAAAAAAATTGTTAAAAAAATAAATGATGAAAAAGACTTAAATCATTTATTGCTATATGGGCCAGCAGGTACGGGGAAAACGTCATTGGCCAAATTGTTGGTTCATGATGTGTTGGGTGTGTCTTCGTATTTGTATATTAATGCCTCTGATGAACGTGGTATTGACGTCATTAGGGATAAGATCAAGTCCTTCTCACAAACACGCTCTATTGATGGTAAGATAAAGGTTGTCTTGCTTGATGAGTGCTGTGGGCTAACTGGGGATGCTTTGAGGGCACTTAGAAATACTATGGAAGAGTATATTGAGCATGTTAGGTTCATTCTTACTGCAAACTATACTAATAGAATTTCAGTTCCTATTAAATCTAGGGTAATTCAAATTGAAGTCCTGCCTCCGATAGATGGTTGCCTTAGAAAATGTGTTGAAGTATTGAAGCTTGAGGGTGTTAAAGTCCCAAAAGATCAAATCCCGAATGTGAAAGAGTTGATCAAATACAATTATCCTGATTTAAGGACTATGTTAAATACGTTGCAGTTGAATGTTTCTGATGGTGTTCTTAATATTAATAAAATATCATCTAATGACATTATAGCATATGATATTTTATTAATATTAAGAACACAATTAATTTCGGCAATGACTATGGTATTTTATATAAGATGTTGTTCAACGTTGTGTATGAATTAGATATAGCCACTACAAAGGCAACTAAATGTATGTTACACATTGGTGAATATATGTATAAGCATAATTCTGTGTTAGATCGGGAAATTAATATGTATTGCTGTATTATAAGTATCTATGAAGTTATAAACGGGGTGGGGTAATATGCAAATACATATTGATGATCCAGCCACAGTAGCTAGGTTAGTTCGTACAGAGATGGTGAAACGAATTGATGATATAAAGGAAAATATAATTAAAGAGGCCAATGAAAGGTTTAAGGCCGAGGTTAAAGAAGAGATTGTACGTTGTGCTTTTCGAGTTGAGGAGGCTCAAAATACCAATAGTTTTAACCAAGGTATAGATTTTCGTGTAATCTTTGATGATGGGTTAGTTTAATATAAATCGTTGATAATAAAAAGGGAAGACTTATAACAGTCTTCCCTTTTTGTGATATTTGTTATTTATTATTTATTTGGTTCTGGGAATTTCACATCAGAAACCTTTTCAGGTTTGATTTGTGTGCGGTCAGGGTATACAATTTCATCTGAAACTGGTGGGTATCCATTAAATTCATCTAATTCAACTTTACTCAATACACCAATTGGCAGTGTAATAGGCCTATCCCACATTCCTGGGCCATGTTCCACAGATACGTCAGCAAAGAAGTCCGTAGGGGCGTCAGCACCACCTACAACACCGTTTGACGAACCAGAGCCACCCCTTGTTTTAATAAAAGAAATTCTAAGAGGAATGTCACGTTTTCTTAGACTTTTAATTAATTCCTTAAATTCCTCTGTAATATCTTGAAGGTTTTTATGTTTTAAGGCATCCGCTTTAATTTTAACATAATCGCCCGTAAGAAACCCGCCTTGTTGGTATCGTCCCAAAGTTTGTTCATATACCAATTCAAATTTTCCATTAAATTTATTCATTCTATCTCCTAAAAATGTCCTTATTCATAAATATTTATATATTTTGGGGATATTATGGCTTCGATTAATTTAAATAACTTAAAACAAAAGAGTAATAACTTAGATAGTTACACATATACAGACTTCCATTTGGACATTTCATTGGGTTATTCTGTTGATGAAAAGACCATTTCATATAATGATAAATCTGGTAGAGATATTAAAATTGCCATTGATATGAGTGCTATAAAGAACTCTTTGAGGAACTTGTTTAACACGGCACCAGGAGAGAGAATTTTATTGCCAGATTATGGTTGTGATCTTCGTGAATATATTTTCTCACAGATTACAATAAACCGTGGTAAAAGTTTAAGACGGACGATTATTGAGGGCATTCAGAGATGGGAGCCTAGAGTAAAAATTGGAAATGTGCGTGTGTTTGGTAAGCCATCCACAAATGAATATGAAATAGATATTAAATTATATGTACCCTTTTTGGAGGGGGCAATAAATATTTCAAGCATTTTAACTGAATCAGGTTATACAATTACAGGATAAAAAATGAGTATAAATAGAAATAGATCAACAGATTTTGTAATTCCACGTGATGGATATTTGACGTTTGATGCGTTGACATTGAAACAATTTATAAAAGATAGGTTAAATGAAACGGAAGTTTTTACTGACCAAAATTATGAGGGATCATATATTTCAACTGTTGTTGAGATTATTGGATATACATTTCACACGTTAATGTTTTATTTGAACAATCAGTCAACGGAAACAAAATTCTCTGATGTGACAATCTATGAGAATATGAATCGCATTGTCAAAGCTTTGGGATATAGTCCAATTGGCAAACAAACATCAACATTGTCGTTTACAATGACCGCTGGGGAGGAATTGGGCGCTGGGTTGTATACTATACCAAGATATTCTACTGTGTCCAATGCTGGTGGCTCATATTCTTTCAATGAGGATATAACCTTTGCAAAGACAACAAATGTGCACACATTTCAAGTGTTAGACGATATTACAAATGAAAAATTGCTATATCAAGGATCATATAAAGAATATCAACCACATGTTGCAGTTGGCGACGATAATGAAATTATATTTTTCAATACACCAAAGAATACTGATGTTGATCATTTTAATATTGATATTTATGTTAAGCGTGGTGGTGTGTGGGAATCATGGAAACAGACCAATTCCTTGTATTTGGAAGATGCCTTTGAAAAGTGTTATGAGATTCGTTTGAATGAAAATAGACGTTATGAAATAAAGTTTGGTGATAATGTTAACGGCATGGGGCTCAATGGGGGTGACACGGTTCAGATTTACTATTTAGAATCTGATGGTGCATCTGGTGAAGTTGGTGTCAATGCACTACATGGCAAAAAGTTGACATTGTTCAACACTATACAATATAAAGAAATCTTAGATGATTTAGTTGATAGTGATATTAAGCGAGAACAGTACTTAAATAGTGTGGAGTCACAACAGCTATATTTTGATAATACAAGTATTTCTACA